GTACGAAGAATCGAATAGAATCGCTATCATTTTACAGTTAAACCTTTTGTTTTTTAACATTACAATAACTAAATGGATGGGACAGGTAAGTTGATAGAGATAAAGCAACTACTACTTGATGCGCTTAGAACTAAGGACGCTGGTAAATCTCGTTCTACGCAGGTGCAGATTGGACCATCAGAGTTAGGTGGTTGTCGTCGCAAGGTTTGGTATAGATTAAATGACCAACCTGAAACTAATGAGAACGAGATGAAACTCGCAGCCATTATGGGTACTGCTATTCACGCAGAGATTGAGAAAGCGTTAGCAGATAATCCAGATGTAATGATTGAAACATCTGTTGAGTACAACGGAATGAAGGCACACATTGACTGCTATGTACCAGGTACAGGTGATGTCATTGACTGGAAGACAAGCAAGGTGAAGAACCTTTCCTACTTCCCATCAACACAGCAACGCTGGCAGGTACAGACATATGGTTATCTATTGGCTAAGAATGGTCACGATGTAAAGCGTGTATCTCTAGTTGCTATTGCACGTGATGGTGATGAGCGAGACATCAAGGTACATACAGAAGACTATGATGAGACAGTTGCACTGCAGGCATTGAACTGGTTGGAAGCAATCAAGGGTTCAGCAGAGGCACCAGATCCAGAGCGTGATGCTAGTTACTGTAAGTTCTATTGTAAGTTCTACGATGCATCAGGTGAGATGGGATGCGTTGGTATAAAAAAAGAACATACACCAGTGACTGATATAGTCATTGATGATGCAGACATTGACAAGAATGCATTGCTGTATCTACAATTAGCAGGACAAATCAAGGAGTTAGAGAAGCATCAGGATTCTTTGAAGGCTTCTTTTGAAGGGTTACTGGGTACTACGCATTCTGGTATTGAAGTCAGTTGGACAACAGTACGAGGTCGTGAAAGTATTGACAGTGAAGAAGTAGAAAAACTTATTGGGTTCGTACCTAAGAAGTTTGGCAGTGAATCACAACGGCTATCAATCAAACAAACTGGAGGCAAGTAATGTCAGTAGAAGGAACAAAGTTTCAAGTTAACTACAAGTTGGCAGATGGAACACTTATCAATCTGTATGCAAAAGATATTAAAGATTTAGAGACAGGTCTTACTGATCTATCAATGGTTTCTACTCTGATTAAATCAACAGGTAAAGAGTTTGTTAGTGGTTCATCAGCACCAACAGTTGAGTCAATTGAAAAGCAATTTAATACACCACCTGTAGCACCTTCACCTGCTCCTGTAGTTACTGAAGGACAAGCACCTACCTGTAGTCACGGCACTATGGCTTTCCGTAATGGAACCTCAGCACGTGGACCTTGGAGAGCGTGGATGTGTGCTGCACCAAAGGGTGCAGTAGATAAGTGCGAAGCAATCTTCCTAAGATAATTGAATGCGGGAACCTCGTGAGTACGAGAACCCGTTATGTGCACAGATAGGTGGTGACTTCTGGTTCCCTGAAAGAGAAGAGGGAGCAGTAAGTTACGTTGATGGTCAGTATGCAAAATCAATTTGCAGAGGATGCACTCATAGAATTGAATGCGCTGAGTGGGGAATCCGCAAAGAAGCATTTGGTATATGGGGTGGGTTAGCCCCACGTGAGCGTCTAAGTGTAAGAAGAGACCGCAGAATAAATCTTGGAGGGGATGGGGAAGTTGCTTAATCTAAAGCGGGCACTGGGCACTAGCACTATCAAGGCTGTGCCCCTGCCTGATGTATGGACTGGCCTTGCTAGTGAGTCCATCAAGTTTAGACGAGGGCAAGTATGTATGGTTGCTGCTGCACCGAATGCTGGTAAGAGTATGTTTGCTCTTGTCTATGCAATCAAGGCAAAGGTACCAACACTTTTCTTTTCAGCCGATACTGATACTGCTACAGTTTTGATGCGTTCAGCAGCGCAGATCTCAGGGCATACACAGTTAACAGTTGAATCCAATATGGAATATAAAGATGACTTCTACGCTGACCACCTAAATAAAATGTCGCACATACAATGGGTCTTTGATTCAAGTCCATCACTCGATGACATTGAATTAGAAATCAAAGCCTACGTTGAACTCTTTGGCATAGCACCTGAGTTAATTATCATTGATAACTTAATGAATGTTGCAGCCGAAACAGACAATGAATGGGCAGGACTACGTGCAATTATGATGGAACTGCACGATATGGCACGCAAGACAGAGGCTTGTGTCTTAGTACTTCATCACGTATCAGAACAATCAGAGTATGGGTCACCGTTGATGCCACCTCCACGCCGTGCTATTCACGGTAAGGTCAGTCAGTTACCCGCTCTTATACTTACACTAGGTTATGACCCATCACAGGGTATGTTGCGTGTGGCTGCAGTGAAGAATCGCTTTGGTCCACACACAGCAGATGCTTCTAAATGGGCTACACTATTTGTTAACTTTGCAGCGTGTCAGATAGGAGACCAAGATGCACAAGGCAGGGCATACTTGCACTCTAATATGCAGACGGTGTACTAATGCATAAAGAGAAGAGCATTGGAAAGATCTGGCTATGTATTGGTATCAGTAAGCAGATAGCATTTGGCTTTGTAATTAATAAATACTTTGTCAGTGTTGATGTTGGACCATTCTATATAACGGTGGAGTTCTAATGGCTAACAAGAACGGACGTAAAGGTTCTCAGTTTGAGACAGATGTAATGAAGTGGCTCCGCAATGCGGGTGCTATGGCAGAACGTTTGACTAAGGCTGGGGCAAAGGATGAAGGAGATATGGTTGTTATCATATCTGGGGAAACTTACATCCTTGAACTCAAGAACAGGCAGACCCTTTCCCTGCCCGAGTTCTGGAGAGAAGCGCAAGTTGAGGCGCTTAACTATGCAAAGGCACGAGGGATTGGGGAAGTTCCTCTGTCTTATGTTGTAGTTAAGCGTCGCAACGCATCAATAGATCAGGCTTGGGTAATCCAAGACTTAACTCAATGGCTAAAGGAGAAACAATAATGCCAGTACCAGGTGGAGAAATAACAACGACAGAGATACTAGTACCAGAAGTTGAACCAGAAGAAGTAGATGATAGTTCAACTGAGCAAGGATGAGGTACGAGTCTGTACCTTGTTAGCAACAGAGCGTTGGCTCGCTAAGTATGGGTCAGTAGACAGACCTAACTATGCAGAAGGTAAAAAGAACGGCTACTTAGAGCACGAACTTCTTGCTAATGTGCGGGCCAACGTATCTGAGTGGGCTGTTGCATCATTGACTGATACTGCGTGGAACGTACCGTGGTATCCCAATGAACTACACCCACGCCGTGCAAAACTACCTGATGTTGGTAACAACTTTGAGGTACGCACTGTACGCACACGTGATTCTATTCCATTCTGGAGTAAGGATAACGGGAAGATCTTAGTAGGCACAAAGATTCTTGATGAAGATTATTACTCACAGGTTGAAGTCTATGGCTACTGTAATCCTGAAGAGTATGCTACTGAAAACTATAGAGATATGACCATCAGTGGATGGCGTGTACCAGTAACTGAACTGAAGGAGTTCAAATGATTTGTGATAATTGTATGAAGGCAGGGGAAGAGAACACTCTTACCCATTACAAACGTGCTGGTAACTGGCACGAGAAGTGCAACGACAAGGGGTGTGTATGCCAGCACAAGACTGGTCCAGGGTACGTAAAGCGGGAGGGTTCAAAGGTCCCGTTGATGCAAACACAATCCCCATAGGATTAATAGTTACCCACTATGGTGGGGAAGTAAGAGAAGGTAGGTCAGCATCTGTTAGGTGCTGCATCCACCCAGATAAAAGACGTAGTGCTGTCATCAATACTTATGACAACCTATTCTTTTGTCACACCTGTGGGAAGGGTGGCAATGCAGTAAATGTTGTCGGGATAATAGAGAACTTGGAGTTTAAGGATGCACTCAAAAGAGCAATCGAAATCGTTGCTGGAAGCGGTCACACACTACAGCAAAAGTCTGGACGCAAAGGCGCTGGAGTATCTCGAAGGACGTGGGATATCTGAAGACGTTGCTCTGCAGTTTTCATTAGGACTAGTCACCGATCCAATCAATGGTCACGAAAACCACGCGGGCTGGCTTTCTATCCCATATCTGACTGCGTTGGGTATGTGTGTAGGTGTGAAGTTTCGCAGGTTAGATGATGGCAAGCCTAAGTATGGTGCACCTACGGGACAGAAGGCTCACCTGTTTAATGTTGCTGATGTAACTATTGATTCAGGTGCCATTGTTATATGTGAAGGTGAGTTGGATGCAGTAGTTGTATCGGGTTTGATAAACATACCTGCAGTGGGTGTACCTGGAGTGCAGGCTTGGAAGCCACACTTCTCTAAGTTATTTACTGGATACGATACCGTCTACATTGTAGGTGATAACGATATCAAAGAGGATGGCACCAATCCTGGGGCTGAGTTCTCTCGCCGTGTCTCACAAGAGGTATTGAACTCACGCATAGTATCATTGCCTGCATCAATGGACATTAACGATTACTACCTTGCCAATGGTAAAGAAGAATCGTTAAAACTATTTGGAGGTGCGTGATGTATGATGATGACCGAGAACGAGTGGGTCATAATGCTACAGACTTTGCAGCATATGGGCTTTCACATCTTGCACCACGACAGGAAGACGCAGACAATACTCATACGCCCGCAGCCAATCCGTTAGTAGATCACGCTGCCGTTACTGGCTACCGTGCACTGGGTGTATCAACTGAGGACCTAACATCCTTCATTGAATCCTTTGCTTCCCTTCGTGCTATGCGTGTCAAGGGTGTAGGCCACGACCAATACTCACACGCTAAGGGTCAGAAGTTTGAGTCCTTTACCACATCAGATACCATCAGAGAATTGATTGAAGAGTTAGCAGATGCCAGTAATTACATTGACTTCCTTGCTATCAAACTACTTAACATCCAACACACTATAGATTTGGTGCTACCTGACTGTGACTGAACCCAACCCAATACTTAATGACATTGTGCCTAGTGTGGTGAGCCTTGTGCACCGTCGCTATCGTAAGTATGTAGACCGTGCTGACCTAACGCAAGAGGCATACGCTTGGTTGATGACACGTGTGGTGTACTTCAATGGCTTACTAGAAGAAGAAAACGAGTCAGTACGCCTTGCTAATCAAAGGCGTATCGGTTGGCAGATGAAGCGTGCTATCGAACGCTATGCCCGCAAAGAAAAGGCTACTCGATCTGGGTATCAGACCAATGATGAATCCTTCTATGATGTTATTACTATTGCACAACTGTTACCTTATGTTATCGCAAGCGTTGTCAATGATACTGCCATTGAACAGGCACAGAACCTAGTCAATGATGGCACACCACGTAAACCTTCTGCACCTGCAGAGGGTGGCAACCTTTTGGCTACGCTCATTGATATCAAGAAGGCTTATGAATTACTAGATGAAGATGAGCAGAAGATACTACGCTTGAGATACCACGAGAACTATACGTTGCAACAGTTGAGTGAGGTTCTTGAGTGTGCTATCTCTACTGCAGATCGAAGATGCGGTAATGCTTTGCGTAAACTACTTAACTTTATGGGAGGGGAGTCACCTTACGTATGATGTATGACTATGAATGTCCAGGATGTGGTGATGTGCGACAGATAGAGCGCAAGATGACTGACCCCGAAGAGACATACATCTGTACCAATTGTCACAATGAGTTCAGACGTGTGTGGACTTCTCCTCCTGTTACATTCAAGGGCAAAGGCTTCTACTCTACGGACAAATAAAGAACCCCACCGCAGGAAGGGTAGCGGTGAGGTTCTTTGTGCCCGAAGAAGAGGATGCACTTATAGTGTATCAGTACCAGCCTCGTCTGTTGCTATGTTGGAGAGCGCGACACGCAGATTTTCCGTAGCGATGACCAAGGTATCGTAGACCGTGAAGGATTTGTAGTTCAGGCTGGCTACTACGCTCTCCAAGGAGTTGAGCAATTCCGTAAGCCGTGCTTCGTTTGTTATCTGCGAGGTGGTCAAACCTGCTCTCACGGGTCCAAAGGGTGAGTAGACACTGGATCTGGTTGTGGTTGTAACCGAGTGCTCTCGCGTAACTAACTGTAAGTGCCCTGTTCTCACGCTTCTCCTCCATTGTCGCCTTCGTCCGTGCCTTTAGATAGGTTTTCTTTGAGGACAGGGGCACCTCGCCCGTCTGCTGTGCGGACACGAACACCGACAACAGGGATAGTATTACCATCAAGGTCAAGCCACGTTTTACCTTCTTGTTCATCTGTCTTCTTCTCCATTTCAAGCAACTGCTTATAGGTATCAGGGTAAAGATGAGCAAGACGTATCAATGCACGGTCTCTTGCCCTTCTGTAGTTGCGTTGGCGCACTGCCTGTTTAGCAGCACCAACCATTCTCTTATTCTCCGCCTCCATTGTTCGTCTTATCCTCCCATACTATTAGAACGTAGGCTATCAACATCACCAGCAGTAGACCTAAGAAGTAACTCATTGTGTGCCCGCCAATACTGCGTGGACAATCTTTGTTATATCAATGGGTTCAATTATCAGTCGCGCATCCTCTTCCCCTGCCTCCCAGCAGGAGACCAATAGACGTGAGTCCATAGGTGATTGGCGTAGCCATTGGTATGCACTGTGCGGATCTTCCCCGCCCCATACTGCGTTGCCTTCCTTGGTTGCTACCTCGTAGAAGTTTACCAGTTTATTCTTTGGGTGAAATCCCACCACGTTATCCTCAGTTGTCATTGCTTCCTCCTTCTTTAAGAAAACGTTGAAGGCATAGGTAACCTTGTTCACCAGTTAGCATTGCCGTTTGATATGTATTGCCTAGCCAAATGTAGTAAACGTAATCCGATATCTTAGTTGTCATCACTTCCTCCTTCTACCTTGACCCATACAAACCCGTCTTGGTGCTTGCTTATCTGTGCCAGTATGTCGAACCACCGTTGGTCTACCTCTACGGTAATCGTGTAAGTATTCTTTGGTTGCTTTTGTAGTTCTAATTTTCTTTTCATTCCTATAATTTGTTCTGCTATGTAGTAAGTCTTATATCTAGGCATCTTCTCCTCCTTCGTTGAATGTATCTACCATAGACAGGGCGTAGACCATACGCATAAGGTTCATCCCTGCCTCCTTCTCTGTCTCTTCATCTTGTACTTGTAGTATTGCTAGGTCTTGACACAACTGTGCCTTAGCACGCCAGTAGTCTACCGTAGGCTCAGACATTACTAACCTCCTCTACCTCGAAGAAATACTCCACCTTATTATCGTCGAGTAGTTCTTTGTATCTATCACGCTTTGCCATAGCCCACATACGGGCTTCTTCGTTTGTATTGAACTCATCAGTGGTGCGGTACACCACCTTCGATATAGTTATCTCATACGCCTTCATCTTCTGCCCTTTCCTTTACTAGGTCGCTGACCGTCTTCTCCTGCTTATCTGTTGGTAGTTCGATCTTCGATAGCGCCTCACCTAGCGCCGTGCGCCAGTTGGTGCCCTCACCTGCTGCGATTAAGTCAGGCTTTGCGCCTGCAAAATCCCATAGTTCTATTTCATATCGCTTGTTATCAGGTATAACTACCACCGTGAATACGAACTGCGCCGTCTTATCCTGCTCAGTCATCTTATGCCCCCTTTGGACAGTCGGTATATGGATTTTCATTACCTTCATTGTCTTCACACATACAGAAGTTGAATTGCTCCACCTGTGTAACGTGTGTCAGTTGTGCTAACTCACTCCAACTCATAGAGTCTTGGTCAGTTGTCATCTTCTCCTCCTTCTCTAGCCTTCTTCTCCAACCAATACGCAAGGGTTGCGATTGGTACACCATACAGCAACATCAAGCCCCATAGGACCAGCGCATCAGTCATCATTTGATAATCCCTCCTGCTGTTAGTTCTCCCTTCTTGTTATATTCTGCATCACAATTTCCACAATACAAACCACCACACTTGCATTCATTCTCGTCTGTGTCTATGGGGTATAGTTGACTATCGCACTCTTTGCAATCCATTACGCCACCTTCTCCTTCTTAGGTCTAATAGGCTGATGAAATATGCAGTACCGTGAACCTTCCTTAACTTCCTCATAGCATTCATAGAGATTACATTCCTTAATTTTGATCGAACCCTCGCTCACGCCTTGACCTCCTTCTTCTCCGCAATCATTAGCCCTGTGTGTATGCCCGCAATCAACTTGCGTAGGCTTTGTGCTGCCTCTGCCTTGCTTCCGCCTAGGTAATCGCTAAACCCGCGAGGCTCACAATGTCCCGAACCGTACTTACTACCGCCCGTAAAGTGCACACGCCAGGCGCGTCCGTATGTCTTACTCCCCTCCTGTAACACTAAGTGCGGGCGCTTCATTGATTCATAGGGCGCATCTTCTACTACCTCACCCTCAAACAAGGGTTGGATTAACTTCTCTAGTGCTATTACTAGGTTGCGAACTTCTTCTATTGTGGTCTGCATTTTTCTCCCTCTCTCAGTTGTTCCTAAAGAAATCAATAGCCCAGTCATAGACCGCGCCCTGGGTTAGTTCTGTTTCATCTTCATCAGTAAAGTATGTAATCGTAATCTCTCCAAGGTCTAAATCCTCAGTGATTTTTACGCCGTCATTGTGCCCTCCTGGTACATCCTCAAAGAATAAAGACATCACCTTAAAGCGGTTAGGCCCCTGTTCTGCAAATAGGATTGGGTTGGTGGCCCCCATATCCTCGAACCCTTCCAACTCTTCCCGTACCTTGTCGGTTAGGGCTATGACTTGCTCATTACGGGTCTGCAATACCTCTAGGATATCGCTCCCGTTACAGCACACGCATTCATTCTCGCATCCGCCATAAGCGCGGGTGCCGTCTGCTTGTGTCTCTAGATATATTGAGCACTTACAGGTCTCACACATCACGGCCATTAGTTGCCCTCCTCTTCTGCCTTGTCAATTATGGCCACAATTTTGGCCAGTGATTGGTTGCTTGCAATTGCGTGATTTGGATTACGTAGGGCGCTGTATATCTTCACACCGCTAACCCCTTTGCCCTCTTCTATTGTGTATCCCTTATATGTAATCATTTCATTTGCCCTTCCTAGGCTAAGGCGGGGCTATCTGCCCCTTACCTTGTGCCCCCGTCGGATTATGAATCCGTAGCCCGTAGCGCGGGGGCGGTTGATCGATTTAGATTATCCTACCGCCCTCACCTCCTCAATGATTACGGTCTCGCGGTCTATCTCCTCGCAATATGCCCGCGCCTCCTTGAGAGTGCTAAAGGTCTCGCGGTAATCAATCATAGTTCCGAAAGTGTATCGGCCTACTATGTAGGTGAGATAGTAGCCTCCTCCTCTCTTGATGTAGTAGTACTCGAAGACCCGTGTGGTGCCTCCCTTGCTTGTCTGCACTATGCCCCGATAATCGGGTGTTTCTTTAGGATTCCATTTCATTTCTTGCCCTCCTCTTCCTTGATGTTGTCTAGATATCTGCAACTTATGCAGACACTTACGGCCTTGCCCCCGTAGTTAATGAGGTCAATCTTAACGCCTTGCGCCCCACAGAATGAGCATTTCATCCCGCCACCTCCACATCTTGAGCCGTGCCGTGCTCACGGATTACATTCTCTAATTTATCTATAAAGTCAATGTCAGCATCTGACCATATCAGCCCCTCCGCATACGCTTTCTTCTTGAGGTCTTCCTCCTTGATTACGAACAGGGTCTGCCCTGTTGTGCTCTCGGTGTCAATCGTCCACCAATCGCCATTCTCATTTGATACGTAGTAAACGCTCATAGGCTTGGATTCTCCTTCTCTACCTTTAACACCTCGCGGGCGTACTCTTCCGCTTGTGCTTGTGTTAAGCCCTTATCAATGGCGAACCCTAACGCCTCCCTGTATAGTTCGAGATTCATTATGCCACCGCCTTTTCAGATTTGATTAGGCCTTTACCCTTGTGGGCTGAACACCACTTCTTAGAAGTGCTGAAGGCTGAGGCGCGGGCGGTGCAGTAATCGCACTTCTCCCACACGCCCGAGGCCACTAGAAAGCGCTCACGGTCAAATCTAGGGTTATCTTGTGCTAGTGCATCGGCCAAATCGTAGGCCATAGCGTCGCGCTCAACCGTAACGCCGCCTTCTGCGGTGAACTTAGATAATACTTCTGCTATGATTACATAATCTTTACGTGTCATCTTCTTACTCCTCTTAGGCTAATTCAATCAACGATTGATTGATAAGTAGAACAATATACGGGTGTCTACCGTATGTCAAGCGATAACAAGGGTTATTTGATAACGATTTGATAACGATTTGCTGAGGATTGGCTGAGAGTTCCAAGGGTCTACGGGTCCAATATAGTTGAACTTTCAACCACTTATCGGGTGAGATGTTACCGCTCAGTAACTTAGAGGGATTGAACAAGGTAGACAATTAAACCTTGAATGTCTAAGGCTTAGGTATAGGGTTATTAATGGACATAAGATTAGATTATGTATACCCGCCGAAACGGTAGGCATCCTCCTTACTTTACATAATAACTTATCCACAGGTCAGACCAGTTATCCACAGGGGGGGTGGGGGTTATTCACAGGCTGTGGAAAACGGACGCGGGGGTGTTAAGAACCAGCGCCGTACTACATATACTCCCCAACAAGAAATATACGCTAAAGTGAGATCCAGATAATGTCCTAGTTTGTACACATATTAAAGTGACGTTAGTCACAAATAGAAAATAAAATCTACCCTAGACGGGAAATGGGCTATTTTTTCTGCCTTATATATAGTAGGGAGTAAAACGAACCAGTACTAGTTTTACGACCCAATCTCGCTACGTTGGCACTACGCGAGTCCCCCTAGGACGAGCACCAACTTACCCCTCGGTTCGCTGTGGCTCCCTCGGGCGCTAAGCCCGAAGCGGTGACTGCTTTTAGTGGGGACAATACTATCTCCAGTATAAAACACTTCCCCTAGTATAAAATTTTTTTTGCGCCTTCGGCGCTTTATTAGAGGAGACTACGTGGCAGAAAAGTCCAGTGACATTGCCAAGCGTCTAATCCTTAGTGGTGTAGCAGAGGGTTTAACTATCGAGGCAGCCACGGCTGCATCTGGTAAATCCTATAAGACTTACGAGTACTATCGCAGGACCGATAAGGTCTTTGCTGACAAGATGGACCGAACACGGCTAGGTCTTAAAGATAAGAACTTTGCCTCATCCGAGGTCCACGACATAGACTTTGCAGAGTTCCGCCAGAGGTACCTGCACTCTCGTACCTTTCCACACCAGCAGAACCTGATAGATGTGATCG